GTGGTGAAGCACAGGCAACAAAGCGGTGTAAAACCACGAAGCAATATGTGCTAATTGGGTTGATGCTTCGCTTGACAAAATATCGTCAAGCACCACGATGTCAGGGTGCGCGCCACGCACAGCCTTACCGACTGACATAGCCGATATGGATGATTTGTTTGTCATTTTGAATTTCTGTTTAGCCCATCCTCGTGCGGGTTTCAAATGCGAAAGCACAGGATTTGACTCAATCAATTCATTCATTTTCGCCATGTGTTCAATGGACTGATGCTGACTGTGTGAAAAGAATAGGACTTCTGTGCCGGGATTGTAAGCCATTTTCCATAGCAAATAGACTCGGTAAAAGACAGACTTGCCGTGGTCACGAGAAGCGATTACGCAGGTTTTGTTGTATTCCTCCGACATGGCGAACCATTCTTCGTGAAAGTCGGCTAACTGATAGCCTTCCTCTTTGCCACAAATGTCCTCAAAAAAGAATTTGAAATCCCTGCGCCCCATTTCCCAATCCACTTTATTGGCGAGGTCAAGGACACCTGCTGACACGAGGCATCACCTATACCCAACCATTCGGCAACAGTGAATAATTGACATTCGCATCGTTTTCTTTCAGCAATTGCTGACGCATACCACTTGGTAGTAGTGAAAGGTCATCGTTGCTATTGTTGAAGGTATCACCAAACAAATCATTCATTTCATCCATGAATTGAGGATGCACTCTTTCAACCTCATCGCCGTAATTTTTAAGATGGCTGATAGCCTCCGCCTTACCTTCTTGTGCATCAAGAATCAATTCCCCCACCTCTTCACTTGACATAGAACGGATTGGCTTTAGTGCTTCGGTTTTTGCTTCAACCTTGTTTTTATTGCGATTGGCTTTGCGCTCTTGTGCCGCTTCAATCGTTGCCGTGTCGTCCTTTGGCTTCACGGATTCCGTCTGTTCTTCACCATTAAACAGTGTCGTTTGTTTTGCCGTTGGTGGTTGCTTGGTGGTCTGTTCCTCAACCTGTGGTTCGGGCTTCTTTACAGACTCGGTATTTTCTTGAGGCTGACCGAACCCTGAATCCCTAATTGCTTCAAGCATAGCCCTTCCCATAGCGGTTTCATTTTCATCCAACGCACCTCTCGTTTCGCCCGCTTCGGGCAAATCGGTTTGTGGTGCAGGAGTGCGCTCAGCCTCAACCTTATCGGCGGCTTTGTTTCGCTTGTCTCGTTCTGCTCGGCGTTTTGGCGAAGGCAATTCATGCACTTGGGGGTCACGGCGATCTTCTCTCATCGTGATTGGAGATCGCATACCCTTTCGTGAGCCGCCTCGTGGAGGTTTAGCCCCTGTGCTTTCAGGCAACATGAAACGCTCTTGCACCTCACGCGCCTCCAATGCAGTGGGGACTCCGCCTTGTGGTTGTTCAGCCATTTCACGCTTAGGGATAGGGGTTTCTTGTGCTTCACGCTTTTGATTTGGATTCAGTGTTTCACCACCAAGCATTTGGTTTGCTTCATCAAGACTCGGTTGAGTCTGTTCTTTCATTTTAGGGAATTGGGGGATATTGCCCGATTGTTGCATTTCTTCCCATAGGCTAAACGCCTCATCCTCAGTCATGTCGCCTCGCTCAACGAAGCGTTCCATAGCCTCAGCGTATTCCTTGCGTTTATCGCTCACTTGTTGGTATTTTTCGTTGGCGGCGGTGTCCTGCCTGTCGCCAAGGTCGCCTGTTGTTCTTCGATCCAATTTGGGCATAGGACTACCCTGCTTAACATCAGCCGATGAAAGAGGGGTCACTCCTTCTTCTCGTGGCTCTTTGCCCCTTCTTCGCTCATTCACTTCACTCAAAAGAGAACGGTAATCCGAATCAGGGACGAGTGTTTGAACAGCCGACACAAATCGATCATCACTTGGCCCACCGAAATTTTTTGCTCTTTGACTTGCACTCATGTCGCCTCGCATGGTTGGCGGGAGGCTTCGTGTGCGTTTCGTTTCAACAGGTGCGGATGATGCAGGTGCGGGTGCAGGAGGTTGCTCGGTATTGATGTCCTCACGCATTGGGACTTCTTCGGCTTCAAGCGGTCTGTCAGCACCGCCCCCTTGACCGAATCCACTCGGCCCTAACTCAGCCATTGTGGTTGGTTGCCCACTCGCTCTTGTCGTGCGCGTTGAGCCTGTGACATCGCCTAATGCTTGACCGAATGGATCAACAAAGCCATCATCACTATTTGATGGTGTATTATTTGTCGGTAAAGGAATGTTGTTCATTGGTCTTTGTCCCAATCCTTGCCCGCCCATTCCTTGTAGGGTATTTGACACGCTTTGCCGAGGTTGGTTTCTGTTTGCATTAAATGAATCCTTCATTCGTTGCATAAAACCGGGTCGTTGTTGGCGTGCTTGCATGGCTCGCATTTGATCTTCAAAGCCCTTCGTTAAATCCCAAGCCATTGAAAATGCTGTGTCCTTTGTGATGACTTGACGGGGCTGACTCTTCCCCAACATTTCGGCACGAGCCTTGATGAGCAAATCGTCAAATCTATCCATGTCAATCACTTCCTATATCGCAGGTAATCCATGCCTTTGTAAATACGGTCAGCGGAGTCAAGCATACCGATGTTCCAAAATGGTCGGCTTGCTGTCACCAATGTGGGGTCGGGGTCGGTAGGCTTAGGGACTTCTTCATCCGCACCCGGCAAAGGCACACTTCGTGCTTCTTCCGCACCCGGCAAAGGCACTCGTGCCGCGCCCGCAGGTGCGGCAGGTGCGGGAGGTGCAGGTGGTGCGCCCGCAGGTGCAGGTGGTGCAGGTGCTTGAGGCTGTTGCGGTTGCTGTCCCATTTGTGCTAATTGACCCATAGCCTGTTGCTGTTGTTTGTTGGCCGCACGATTTTGCATGAAATTGCTGACACCACGAACCGCACCGGGTATTCCACCCAACGCTATGTTCATCATAGGGTTTTGTTGAAATGACCCAAAACCACCCTGTGCTTTCGGCTTACCTTGAGCCTGTTGAGCGAGCAATTGGGCGTGCTGTTGAGCGTAGGCGTTGTCGCCCCCGCCCATTTGCCCTCCAGCCTGTTGTAATTGTTGTTGCCCTTGCATCAAACCACCAACCATTTGATTGGCTTGGTTTTGGCTACGCAATCCCTTTCGTTGAGCCAACACTGCGTTTTGATAGCCTTGTTTTCCTCCCGTAGCACCGGGCGACAATCCTTGAACCTGAGCATCCACTTGTCCTTGTTCAGTCGGATCCAATTGTCCATATTGGCGACCTGCTTTGAATTTAGCATATTGGTCGCCAATCATTTGCCCAAGACCCTTTTCCAAATCCTCGCGCTCACGAATCATCCTCGCTCGTGCGAGCCTGTCAATACCAATGCTTCTGTTATTCATTCAAATGCCACCTTTACCAATTGAAACAATTCATAGTCCACGCCCATTGATTTGGATATTTCCTCCCAATGACCCCGACTGTTGAGAATCGTGATAACATCGGTTGGAGGGATGTTATAGCGTGATGCCATCTCTCCTATATCGTTTGTGCTATGTGATGAAAATGTGTGGGTGGGCATTGACTTGACAATCACATCATTATTGAGTGCGATTTCTCGTTGGACTTGTTCAAGAGCGTGAGCAATTTCCTCTTTGCCGATGAGGTTCATAAAGCCCGCCGCACCTCTTCCAAGCGCGTCAGCAAGTCTTTCGCTCATCCCTCTCCAACCCGGCAGATATTTTTGGTTCATCTCCGCTTGTTGTTCGGGAGGTTGCGTTAGTGTATCAACATTGAGGTCGGCGGGTGGCATTTGCGGAGGAACAGCGGGCTGACGCTGTTGCGGGGGATGCGGTGGTTGTTGCGGTGGTTGGTGAATGGGTGGTGCGGGTGGCGGTTCTTGCACAGGCACAGGCGGTGCGGGTTGTTCAACACGAACAGGAGGTGCTTGTGGTTGCACCTGCCTCTCCACCGCAGGTTGTTCGGGCGGTGCTTGTGGCACTTGTGCGCCACGCATATCGGGGCGAATCAATTGCGAGGGGTCTTTGATATGTTCAGGCACAATGCCGGGATTCTGTTGGTTGATATAGCGAATAATCCCATCAACCAACCTATCCTCACGCCTTTTCCCTTGACCTATTTGCATGGCATCGTCAAAGGTGAAGTCATCGGGCAATTGATAATGCTCTTTGAATTTGCCAAAAATTTGCTGACCGTAATAACCGAAATTGTTCCTCGCTTGGTCAAGAAGGCTGACACCCCGTTTGCTTTGCCAATGGTCGTCAGGGAGGTAATTGACATATTGCCCCGCATTCGCCATTTGGTTCTGTTGTTCAACCGCCGCCTGTGCCGCATCCGCTTCTTGAGGTTGGTGGGGCGAGGTGTTGCGGATGTTGTATGAGCGTGATAGTGGACTCATTTGATGAGGCATATATTGAGCCAAAACAGGATGGGAAGCCCAAAATTGCTTCACCATTTCGGGCGTGAGGTTATCACGATTGTAGCCTTGTTTAGCCAAATTGTCCATCATGTCGTAAATGTGTTTGCTCGCTTCGTGAGTGATGAACACACTGTTGGGTTGAACACGGTGGGATTCAATGTATTCTCGTGTTTTGCGCCCCCCACGCATTTGTTGAAGCCCCTCGTGATACGGGCGATTCCACGACTCAGCGAATTTGTTTTCTTGATCGCGATTGCCGATTCGCAATTTACGCTGTCCAAATTGGTCGTATTCCCACGGTGAGTCTTTGTTCTGCGCGCCCCAAACACCTTCACGCCATTCACTGTTTAGCACAGTCCTTCCCATATCACTTTCAAATGGTGCAGGTAATGGTTCAGGGATTTTGCTTGGGTCTTTGCCTGTTGCGAGCAATTCAGCGCGCTTTGCTTCCCAAATGCGATTTTGAGAATTAACGGCGGCGTTAATCGTTCCCGCCCCCGCACTGATGGCTTTTTGCACAGCCTGTTGGTAAAGCCCTTCTTGACCCGCTTGTGGCCCGGCATGGATAATTGCCGCAGTGGTTGCATCCACAGCACCTTGATAAATTGCCTCCCAAACAGCATCCGCTTCAACGCCTGATAGTGAACCACCACCAATGTCATCCATTGGTCGTGGGAATGCTTCAAGTCCGTTTTGTCCTGTCATCCCAACCAATTGGTCTATGAGGGCATTGAAATCGTAATGACCCTCGCCCTTGATAATCAAACAGGTATCAAGAATAGCCCAAGGATTGCTTGACAGAATCATCGCTTCCCCACCACACCCGTCACCAAAGGAATAGAAGTGTCCCCAAAGCGATATGCCGATTTATCCTCTTCGCGCATAAGACTTTCATCGCCCGGTGCTGATGCTCGCTCAGGACTCGCTTGATTGCCACGCTTTGCGTTTTCATCAAACACAGGAGGGGATTTTTTCAAACCCTCAATGATTTTCACCAATTTTTCCAATTGGCGTTTCAAGTCGTTAATTTCCAAACGGGTGAGTCCCTTTGCTTTCATCAATGGTTCGGCGGATAATGGGTCGTGCATCAATGAACCCGTTGCCATAGCACCTTTAGACGGCTTGAATTGACTTAGGCTTGTTCCTTTTGGTGCTGAAACACCCATCTTTGTGCCACTTGGATTCATACCGATGGTTTGGATTTTTCCCTGCAAACCCGAAGTGTCACGGTGAACGGTAATGTCACGGGGTAAAGCACCCTGTTGCCTTCGCATTTTTTCGTTAGCCAATTTTCGTTGATAGGCAATTGGATCGCGAAGGCGTAGCGGAATACCTGCCGCACGAGGATTGCCTGAAAACATCCTTCGCTCGCTGAATGCTTGACGCTTGGTTTCACGGTCAATGTTCTGTTCAGCCGATGCCGCCCTTCGTGCCGTTTTACCTTTGATGTCACGGCTCGCTTCTTTTTTGCCCCGCTTCATTTCACGCTTTCGTTCACGCTTCTTTTTGCCTTTGGATTTACGCTCATCCTCATCGGATTCTTCATCCTCATCATATTTGCGACCCTTTTTTTTTCGTCGGGCTTTGATAATGTCGGAGGTCAATAATGGGTCAGCGGATGCGTTCTTTTCCTGCCACACCTGTTCCATGAGGTGTGGTAAGCCTGTGACATCACCACGACTTTCATCATCAATAATTGAATCGGGAGGTGTGGGGAAAAACATTCTCACATCGTCACGCGCAAATCCGCCCCCTCGCCTAAATTCATCCATGACAGTCTTGGCTTCATTGGGCAATTGTTCCAAGAATGCACGCATATCCTCAATGTTGTCGGGCAGATCTTCAAGGTCAATACCTGCCGATATTTTGCCTCCTGTCAATCTTCCCATGTTTGGATTGTCGGGTTCAGGGACAATTTTTGCCGCCGAAGCCGAAGCAAAAGGCACACCTTCTCTCCATTGTCGCTCTCCCTCTTCCTGTAAATCCCCAATCAATTGTTCGTGAGCAAAGTCCTTTCCTTCTTCGGGTGTGATTTTGATGATAGACCCCCAAACATTTTCAAAAATGTCGTGGCTACGACCAAAGAGCAAACCCGGCCCTTCACGCATGACAGGACTGATTTGCGCCCCTGTGCTTGCTGACAAACCACCGGGCAAACCCATGTCCACGCCTGTGCGTGCCTCAGCGAGCATATCCTCGTCTTTGGTTTGAGGTGTTGATGCGAGCGTATCAGCAATTTCTTCAGGCTTAATTGAAATGTGAGGCAAATCACCCTCCATTTCCTTGAGTGCCTTTTCCCTCCGTTTCATCGGACTTAACTGATCGCGGAACGATTGTGATTCTCCACCTTCACGGCTATGATGAGCCAAGCCATCAGCATCCTCATTTGGGTTCACATCATAGTCGCCCATCATTTCGCGCCCATTGAAGCCCCCTGTGAATTCTTGAACCCGTATGGATTCTTCATTCACATTTCTTCGGGGGTTGGCTACGGGCATGGTGTCACCTCAATGATTGATAGGTTTAGAGCAAAACGGACATTCTTCCTTGCCTTCTGTTAATTTATCGTAGTCAAGAGGCTCAATATCAAAATCACGCTCTTGATAGGCTTCATCAATGTTAGGCCCATAACGGTCAAAATCGCTATATGTGTCTATTGTCACATCACCAATGTCTTGACCGCAAAGAGGACAATCACCACCTGTGGTGTGCAAATTCTCCATGCCCTCAATGTCCAAATCCTTGATGCGTTCCATGTAGCCACATTCCCCACAAGCGAAATTCAATCGCCCGTTTTCTTCTTGAATAATCAAACCACGCCCATTACATTCGGGGCATTCGTGATCGGAAACGGGTCTTGGCTCATTTTTTACCAAAGACCAACCCATAGCAAACGCCTTAGCCATTCCTTGATGGCTCGCGCAATATTGTCCTTGTGCATCAACCTTAGCCAAGCACATAGAATGAGCGCAGGTTGGGTAGGTTATGAACCGTTTTTTTTCAACGGATTTCTTCAAATCCTTGTCTTTATAGCAGGGGCATTTTGGCTCACTCTTAGAGCAATTCATTACGCCCTTTTTCATACACGCGCATGGGCTTGACTTTGTAGCCCCACAACAACATGACTCACGCTTCAACAATTCCACCTCTTGAGTGCCGCACCCTTTGGTGTCAATTTACCACCTTTGCTCGTTGGCCCTTTCACCCCGCCCATCCGAGCGCAAAAGGACTTTCGCCTCTTGGCTTTCTTTGAACCGGGTTTGAGTGTTGATGGTTTTTCAGTGACAGGCGGTTTTAGGTTTGCGCCTTCTTCACGCTTGAATTTTGCACGCCCTTTTGCGTTCAATCCACCTTCACGACTGTGGCGATTGGGGTTGTAGCCGTGAAACGGCTTATCGGACTCTTTGCTCAACAACGCCTTCGCCAATGTGTCGCAGGTGTCACAATCACACGCTGATTTTTTTGTGTCACTTGGCACACAATTCGGGACTTTTTTGCCCCGCTTGGTTTTCATGCCCACTTGTTCGTAGCCATCCCAACACGGATCCTCTTTGGCGAATTCCCATCCAACCAAAAATGCCCCATCACCAATTGCCATCATCATCGTTGCCCCCTAAATTTGTTGTAGGTTGCCGCCACTTTCAAGGGCAACGAGGAATACCACTTGGCTAATTTCGGTGTAGCCGAATAGGAACGCACCATCGGCTTGAAGGCTTCATCAATTGCTTTAAGCAAATCATCAGCCTCTTTTCGTGAAACCATCGGCAAAGGTTGTGCTAAATCGCTGAAAGCCATACGCATGACGATAATTGCCCCGTATGCCTCTTCCGCATATGTTGTGTGGGTTTCCATGCCAAAGGCATCCAATCCCTTTTCCCACAAACGCACCGTTTCTTCCAATGCGTCACAAAGCGTGGAGGTTTGTTCTATGGACACGATGTTGCTTGGGGTTTCCAAGAGCGACCCATATTCCGTGTTTTTTAACATGAGGGCAGGAATCGTTTGATAATCTCTATCCCTATTATTCATCACCAAGCACCCCCGCATCAGCCAAAGCCTTTCGCATCATTCGCCATTCGTCAGGCGACTTCTCGCTAAAGTGAGCCTGTATAACGGTCAGCACATTAACCTGTTGTGAATTTTCAATGTTCTCGGCTGTGCTTAGGTGTTTCGCCAAGTCGCCAAGCGTATCACGGACTTCACGATGCAATTTCACCGCCGCATCCAATCCTTTGTAGTCAAGCATTCCTGTTTCTTCTCGTTCCGCTTGCATCAAATTGAGGTGATCGTTGAACAAGCCATTCAAGCGTTGAAGGTTATTATCGGTTTGGCGGATTGCATCGGCCACGCTTGTGATAGCCATTGGCAACGCTTCAATTGCCGCCTGTCGTTGAATGACAGGCTGAGTGTGATTTTCCATGTGGTGTGATAAAGCACTTGAAGAAACCTCCAAATCCTCAGCCATTTGGTCTATGTCAATCAAACGCTCAAGGATGGCGACTTCAATGTTGGCTCGCTCAGGGTGTGTGCAAAGGGGGCAATCGCTATTGCTGTTGTTGTGGTATTCTCCCGAATGTCGCCTCATGTGCCTGTGAGCCGTTCCTTCGGCCCAATCCTGATTACGATCCATGTCTTGAACATCAATCAGCCCAATGCGGATGTTTTGTTCCATCATGTCACGACTTGGATGCAAACAGAAAGGGCAATTGCGCCTTGTCTGACGACCCACCATGCTTTATGCGAAGGCATTCTCATTTATTTGGTTGCCGATGGTGATAGCAATATCCATTATGGATAGCCTCTTTACGACACGGCTCACCCGCCCTTGTCACGCCTTTACAACGGTCACTATCAAGGAATTCCTTTTTGACAACGACCTTTTCTTGTAGTGGTTGGGATTTTAGAGGCTGTTCCACCGTTTGAGGTTGCCATTGACTCCTGTTCGCCTCAATACCGAAAGGAAGAATATTGACGCACAGCCACCGTGAAAGTGAATAACATTCCAAAGAAAAAGCCCATGATTTGACTCGTGGACATTTCAGGGCCTTTCCACACCATAATCAAAAATCCCACAAGGATAAATGAAATGATGAAGATCATGGTTGCACTTTCAACGAGCATTTTTTGCGGGCTTAGCAAATTGACACTCGCACTCGCCCAATTGATTTCAGCCTCTTTGTTTCGTTCTTCCGCCATTTATCACACCTCACAAAAGTGCCGTTCCACCGATGGCCGCACCTGTTTTCATCATGTTGCCCATACCGCCTTGTTGTTGGACTTGATTACCAAGCATACCACCAAGAAGGCTTCCAAAGAAACCGGGTTGATTCTGTTGCATCATCCCGCCCCCTTGTTGATGAGCCATGAGGAACATTTGCATTTGCTGTTGGTTTTGGTTGAGGATTTGCTGTGCTTGGGATTGAACCTTTTGAAGCGTCAAAGCCAAATTTTCACTTGAAAGGGTTTGTAATTGGGAAGGCATTGTTCCCGCATCCAATTTGATAGCATCACCTTCTTGTTTGAAATTGACACTTGAAAAGAAGTCTTTCATGCACATAAGCATAATTTCACCCATCAATTCCATGAGCATCGGCAAATTTTGCGATACAATGAACATGGACATTGGGTCATACATTTGAAGCATTTTAGAGGTTGCTATCACAGGGTCGTTTGCCGCCTGTTGCATCATTGGATTTTGGGATTGCATCATCATCATGGTTGGATCCATGCCGTAGCCACCCATGCCCATGTTGCCCATGCCCATGCCCATGCCCATGCCCATCATGTTAGACTGTCCCATTTGCCCACCACCAAAAGTGGTCGTGCTATCTGTTTTATTTCCTCCAAACAATCCCATATTATCACCTATTGTGCGACCATTTTTTCCTGCATCATCGCTGTATTCACTTGTTGTGGTGTGATGCCCACCATTTGCTGTTGTTGAGCAATTTGTTCCATTTGTAAGGCTCGCAAATCAAAAGTCACCGTCACCAAATCCGCTACACCCGAAACAGGATTAGGATGTTGGGTTAAAGTCACTCCCTTTGAATGTTGTGCGTCTTGTTGAATCATGTTGAAAAATTCAGCGTATTTCAACAATGATTCAGGGGTTGAACGGTTCTGTGCCTTTGACGACCCCGAAAAGCCCGGCACACGCATGAAGCGCGTTCCCTTTGATACCTTTGAGAATCCTTCTTCTTCAAGAGTGTGTTCTTCAATCATGCACCGAAGGGTGTGGTAAATGTGCAAATGTGCAGGGCAAAGCGTGCTTGACATTTCATCCCCGTGATCGCCATGCGTGCGTGCATGAGGCTTTCGTGCTTGTTGAGTGTCCTCATCAAACCAATAAATGTCAGCCAATGACAATCCTGTTCGCTCATCGTTAATGTGGTGATAAGCATTATCCCCCTCAAGGAAACGCCTCACATCCACACCACAACAGGCGCACTCGTGTGCCGCATTGTAGCGATACACCTTGAATAAACCCAAATTGTAATTTGGTGGTCGGAGAGCCTTGCGAAGCATTTTGATGTTTTTCTTTCGTGCCTTTACAGGATTTTTGGGGTTGGTAATCAATTTGATTTCAACCGTAGGAATGACAATTTCTTGATCCATACCTGCACCCTGTGACCCTGATGAAGCCATTTCAGCCCGTTGTTGTGCTTTGAGAAATTCAAAGGCAATCCCCGTTTGGGATGAAAGGGTTCTCAAATCGCCATCCGATAAGCCGTTGAGCGACATCCCGCCACGAGCGAATGGGTTCATACGCATAGACTCCCTCCGAACCATGTGAGTCCTAACATATTCAAAATGGTTTCCCCCTCACAACATTTGAACCGTGTCATAAATAGCACGCTCAACATTCAATCCATATTGGGCTGACATAGCCTCAACATTCGTAGCAATTCCCGCTTTACGCAAACGCCTCATTTCCTCTTGAAAAGGCAACACAAAAGGGTGTTGTCGCTTCATGCCTTCATCCCACATCCTTTGAGAATCAATATCCCACCACAAATCCATTTTGTTCACCAACAAGCACACGACTTTTGGTTTGAAAATTTTCGCCTTTTTCTTCAAATAGCGATTGAAGGACTTTGGGTATTTGGTGTTCGTCATAATGTCCACAAGGTATTTCAAACCCCCAACGGCTTCTCCCAACAGGTATTGGGATTGTAGGATTCGGTGATCAACGACATAGAAAACAATGCTGATATTGCGCCCAACCATGTCCTCAGCCCACATATTCCAATAGCGTGCTTGACCGCCAAAATCAGCGGTTGAAATGGGAATTTTTTCACCGTTCCATCTCACCTGTTTTTTTGTTGTGTGAGGCATGGTAAATTGCCCATGCTTCATGGCGTGTGTTGTGCGGAGTGCTAACGGTATCGGCTCAATGTCGCCCGGCACTGTGAGGTATTGGTCTAAAGTCGTTTTACCCGACATAGATGGGCCATAAACCCCAAATTTGTGGGGTTTTAGGATTCTGTAAATGTATGATCCCAATTGGGCTGAACCAAGCAACAGATGCCCAACAAACATCCACGATGACATTCAAATCACGCACCAAACATCCATTCCCATACGGATGTTGGTGTGATTTGCCAAAACGCATCAAGTCCGACCATTACAAGAAACGAAAGCGAAGCACCAACCAAGAAGGCGAGAATTGCTTTGATTGTCCAAGTCATGCGCTCAAGCCTTCGCTCATAGGCATTTTCAGCGAGGATGCTCGCCATCGCTTCCGCCTGTCTTTCTTGTTGCGTGTTAAACGGCCAAGCCATGACAATGCCTCAGTTATTGCTGTTCAGGTTCTTTTTTGGACTCTTCGGTTTGAACGGGAACGGTAAATGTGGTTGATTGCTGTTGCCCGTAATTGCCGTTGTAAAAATCCTGATTGCCCCCCGTATATTTTCGCATTCTTCGTGCTTGAAGGCGAGCCTGTTGTGTTTGCCACTTGTCATAGCGGGATTCTTGAGCGAATTCCGCACGCATGGCGAGGCTATCCCGAAGCCCGCCCACATGAAACAGAACCATTGAAAGGCACAAAAATCCAAAACAAATCAAACCAAATTGAAGCCCCAATTCGCCCGCACTCGCATCAGGCAAATACCACCCCAAGTGTGATACCCCAACAGCAGTGCCGACCAACAATGATTGCCACAACAACATAGCAATTAGGTTAATGTCAATTCGGTTTTCATCCATCGCCCAAGGCGGAACAGGTGGTTTCATTTCTTGCATTTTTAATCATCCTCCTTCTTTTGTTTGTTGAAATATTCGCTAATAATGTGATTGATGAACGAGGATTTTGACTCACGCCCCCTCGCCGCATCCATTTTAGCAAACAAATCGTCGCTCATCACGACTGACACATGACGGCTCATGTGTGCTTGTCAAGAATGAGAAGCATATCAAGGTTGTGATTATTGTGAGCCTTTCAGCACAGCCCACCCATAGTCAAACGGGTCGGCTGATTTTTCGGTTGTCCAATCAAGCAAATCCTTCTGTTGCTGAGGTATGTTCTTGTGATAGCCAAATCTTTGGAGAACATTTGTTGGACTCAAGCCCTCAATGTTTGTAGCCACCATTTCAGGCACATATCCACGCTTCGCAGGATCGGGGTTTGTTCCATCATAACGCATGATTTGCTCAACATCCAACCCAATGTCCCTGTATAGGTCAGCGGCATCCATTGAATCAAACGCAACAATAGGCTGACCCTCTTCGTTTCTTTCGGACAGCGCACTAACGAAACGCCCCGTATCAAAGTCAATACCGTAGGTGGATGGCTCATTCATGTAGGGCATATCCGCCCCAAGCAGGTTCATGTCATTGATGTCCCACTCACGCAAAGCATCCGCCGCATCTCCTGTGCGTAAATTTGCATTGGCGAACAACGGTTGGTATTGAGCAAGGCTAATGTCCTGTGCATCCTTGAATCGTTTTAGACTACCGGGGGTGTAATTGTTGTAGCCTGTTTCAGTGCGAATGCCACCTTGAAAGCCTGTTTGCTTATTCATCAAATACATGATGGCGAATTCTCTTTCTTCGTCGGGAGTCAAAGGAATACCCTGCCGAATTTTGTGCATATAATAATTCATTGAACCCTCTTGAGGCAATTCACCCCGATTGATTCTTGTGATAGTGCTTCCACGAATGTCGCTGTTCCATGTCGGCTTATCCATCACACCCCCATAGCGACTGTAAGGTATTACCAATCCGCCTTCCGTCCCTTGAATTTGACGCATCACATTCATCAGTGCTGAATCATAATCATTCATGTTCACTTGACCTGTCGGCATCATTCCCAACAAAAATCCAGCCGCACCACTTGCAGGATCGTCTAAGCCTGTTGTCCCCGCCAACGCTTGTGCCGCACGCATGATGGCGTTGTAGTGAGGCTTGTTTTTGTTGCCGGGATGCTTGGTCATCCCGCTAAGTCTTGCTTGGCCCGACCACCAATCAGGTCTTGACCTAAATGCGTTGATGTCCACCATCAGTCCTCACCTCGCTCACGCTTTTGCCTTTGGACTTCCTCTAATCGCTCTTGTGCTATACCTGCGAGCAAGTCATTCAATCCTATGCGTCTCGTGTTCTTTTTCATGTATTCCCGTAATGAGGTGATTTTCTCGTCTGTGGTGTCGGTTAAATTGCGATGCCACGGTGAAATGCCCTTGTGTCCACGCATAGGTGCGACTTCTCCACTGAATAATTCACCGCCCCACTTTTTGCCTTGAACATTGGGCTGTAAAATTCTCCCATCAAGTGTTGGTGCATCACTTGACGAATACCGCCCTTCTCCTTTGACATCATATTCGGACAGCATAAAGGCATCAGCGATGGCTCGTGACACAGGGTCATATTCAAATTTGGGCTTGGGTATTCGTTTCATTGGAGTGGTTCTTTTAACAGGGCCTTTCAATTTGACATATTCATCTCCACCCCAATGGTGCAAATCAACCCCTTTTCGTTCAGCCCATTCTCGGAAAGAGGAACGGTATTCGTATGGGATTTCAATTGCGTTATCACGGGGATCATCGGTGTATTCGTAGCGGTTTTCAAGGTATGGGGATTTACCGTTGCTATCCCAAGTCGTAAATGGACCTGAATTCATCATCTCATCAATCACAGCGACTTCTTCATTCACTCGTTCTTCAAACCAACGATGGTAGGGTATGTTTGCCTCATCCCGTTCATCTTCACTCATGTGGCTATGATCCCAAATGTCATAGCGCATAGGCATAGGACCGTGTTTTTCCATCATCCTTTCATTGACCTTATCAGCGATTTGGTATTCGTCCCATAATTTTCTTGGGTCATTTTCACGATCTGCCTCCATTTCAAATTGCTGAGCGACCATGTTCGCCAAGTGTTGCCTCAATTGCATCCGTCCCAATTCCATTCGGAGATCTTCGGGCAAATCCTTGAGGGATTCACCTTGACCGTCACTTGTTTTGAAATGCCTTTTGATAGCGTCAATGAGAGGCTTAGCAAAATTCTTTGCTTGTTTGACTCTTTCACCATGTTGTTCCACTCGCCCTGCAATCGGGTGCATCCTAAAGTCGCCCGATTGAGCCAATATCCCATACGCTTGACCGATTGCGGCGTTTATCATGTTCTGCTGAATTCGCTCTTTTGCGGGCATCAACAAGCGTTTGCTTTCAGGTGCGTCCCTGTTTTCGGGCGGATTGCCCATGATTTCACGCAACACCGCCGTCCTACGCCCAAATCCTAAATTTGGTGAAATTTGCCTCGCAATACCATCGCCCGCTATCGGTTCTTTGACTCCTGCCGCTTTTTGCGCTCGCTCAATCGCTAAGAGGTATTTGCGTTTCATGGCTTGTGGGACACTCGTGTGCATCAGCCACTTACCCGCCGCATAGCCCGGATGATTTGGGTATTCAACGGTATATGCCGCCTTTTCATGTCCACTGCTATCCAATTGCATTTCAGGGTTGTTGAAGGCACTCAACGACAAAGCGTTCATTTGGTCTGTCCCTTTCAACCATTCTTTCATGGCTTGGGGATTATCCAACAAAAGACCTGCTAAGGATTCATATTCGTATTCACGACTTCGGTTTTCACCCTCACCCACCTTGTCAGTGAATGCCCTGACTTGTTGATTTCGCAGACCCCTTGGGTAAAGCGGATCTTCTGTTTGACCATCCCTTTGTCCGTATGAGTCGGATGACCAAGTGGTTTTCCCGGCTATGGCGTGCTTTGCTTGGTCTATGGCATCATCTATTTCTTGATGGGTGGCTTGATGACCCCCTTCGTGCATAGCAGTGTCCATAATATCCATCCCTAAGACGCGATCTCGCTGTGGGCTTAGTGCAGGAACACGATTGCCTCTTTTGTCACGAAGCCACGGGTCAGGGGCATTCTCATCAAATTTAGCACTTTCAAATTTTACATCGGTGGGTAAAGGTCGCCATCCACTGCCTTGTGCAAACGGTTCAAGAAAGGTGTATGCCTTCCCATCCCTGTGTGTGTAATAGCCCAAATAGTCACCACTGCCGTCATCGGTGGGACGGCGAATTCTCAAATCATTGTCGGGGTATGCGTTAGGATCTCCATAAGGGAATTCCCTACTAAAGAAGCGTCCTTTTGGTTCTTCATCCGACCCCCTCACCTCTTTGATGATAGCGTCCCAAACAGCGGTAAAGGTCATCCCCAAAGTCCCTCCACCCTAAAATTATCCTTGTCCAAAAAGCGTGGTTGCCTAAATGGTTGCCCTCGCAATCCCGGTGGTGAAAGAATTTGACCCAATTGCCGTTTGGGTATTTCTTCTTGTGTCCTGTCAATCAAATTCCGCATATCCTCCAAAGCAATAGGTTCTATGCCTTGTTCATTCATATCCCTCGTCCCAAGCAAAAGTTTCGCTGTGTTTGGTAAAACGGGGTTGATTTGTGTGCCTTCAGGAACGGACATTGACATAATACCTCGCACAGGGTATCTGCTGTCTCGGTTATATCCCCATTGTTCTGCTCTTTGCCTTTCATTCTCCATCAAATTGTTCACATTGATTTTCGTGTTTGGGTCAATTCCCATTTCACGCAATCCTGCATCCATGGCTCTAAATGCACCCAAACCCGCAGGTGAGGCGACTGCTTCTTCAATACGCCCTACATTTTCCAACAATGAACCCATCGTATTCAATCCGAGTCCCATTCCCCTGAACAATGGGTTCACATCAATCATCGGCCCTTGACCCAAAGCACTGATGCTTCCTGATGAAACAGGCATAGTGTCCCTGCCTTCATCCCTTCTTTCGTCAGCCCACTGCAAATACCTGTTGATACCCCCGCCGTATTGAACCGCCTGTGGATAGTAATAGGAGTGGTCAAGGTTGGCACGCAATTCATCAGCCATCGGCATCCTGCCCGCAAGATTGGCGAATTGTTCTAATATCTGTTGCACTCGCCAAGTGTCCATTCCTTCATGTTCAAGGAATTCTTCGGGCGAGCCTGAAATACCATGTTGGGCTAACACCTCCCACCACTCATCCTCGTCAAAGTCCTCTTGACGCAATCCCGCACTTTCAGGCGTTTCATATCCCAATTGCGTGGCGAATTCTGTTGGATCTTGCTCTAACTGTTCCAAGTGTTGCACAGCGGTGTTGAGGGGGAGACTCCCCACCGAATACATCCCCAATTGCATGGGGATTTCTCTTTGAAGCGGTCCTGTATCGGTTAGCAGTGAAGGTTGGAGATACATTGAGTAGGTGTAATCATCCCGCCCTATTTGCTTTTGAATGGCGTTCCATCCTGCATCAAAGGCATCCTCCGATGCGTAAATGCTCATGTCGTTCCCAAAAGTGGATTTGGCTTCACACATATCCCATTCTTCAAGAATGCGCTTAGCGAGGTAATGCTCGGAGGTTGGGTTTCGTCTGTTGCCTACATTTGCCTTGTAATACGGGCCGGGACGACCACCTGCAAATTGTTCAATGGCATCACGGAATTCTTCGCATGACATTTCTTCATAGGCTCGGTAAATTTCACCGTTTGTGTCAAAATACGGAGAAGTGCGGTGATTTTTGATTCCCGCATTTGAATAGTCCGAATCGGGATGTGCTGATGCGGCAATAACCTGCCCTCCGTGAATATCCTCACCAAAAATCTCCCGCAATCCCTCAATCCACTTATTCTTTGCATCAATGCAACAGGCATCGCCACCCATGTCGGCTTGAACGGCATCCTCGCCCTCAATGGTGATGTCAGGGTCAAACATTGACGGGGGGTTGGTGTTGGCGGGGTGTGTGAAAATACGGGGTTGCCCCTGTGGTCTTTCAAGTCCGACCATTAACCCACCCGCCTTTTCAGGTTGTCCCACAATATCTCAAGCATCGTTGGTGGCATTTGTGAGAGTGGGTCATCGTGATCCATATATCCGACATTTGTGCCTCTTCGGTAGCACGCCCTGCATTTCATGGTGTTCGTGAGAGGGTCATAGACTTCATCGCACTTTCGTGGGTTGCCGGGTATAGTGGCGGGACAAATGGTCGTTTGATTGTCAAAGGCATCATAGGTTGTCCAATCAATCGCAGGGTGTTGTCCCAATTCATACAAATCAACAGTGTGCATATTGCCCAAAGGATCTCTTCCCTTCCATTCTGTTCCCGGCACAACATCGTCAGGTGTCATTTTGCCCGGTAATGAAACATTGACAGCCATGTTTTGAGCAAAGGCATCATCGTCCCACCCTCGCACATCAAGCAAATCCCTAACAAACGGGTATTGGCGTGTAGCGAGCCAAAAGTCCATGGAGGGGTTCAGCCTCGCTACGGCATCGGGTGCGGCTAAACCACCCATACCCAATGCGTCACCCGAAGTGTTCACCCTCGCTACGGGTTTATCCCTTCGTGATGTTCGCATCAATTGGGCTTGGGGAAGCACCGTATCAGCGTAAGCGGCGGTGAGTGGGATTGGGTCAGTTAGCAACCTATCCAAAGTGCGCCACATTGAGGTTTGCTTTGAATTAAAACGGTGATTTCCTTTACAGGCATAACAATTCCCACACGCACTATTGGGGTTATCGGGTGTTGAAAAGATACAGGCTCGTGGCGGGGTGTCCATAATTGACCCACCCGCCATTTTGCTTGGTTCACCATGATGGGCTAATTTCTTAGCGGCGAGGGTCAAATCGTAAGGATTTGACAAATCTGCTCTCACCTCACTGAATTCGGGTAATTCATAGTCAATGTCAAGAGGGAAGTCAATTGTGCGGGGTGAACCATCGGGGTTATTGATGTAGGCATTCACTTTGTCGGGATTGTTGATAATCCAATCCATAATGTCAAAAGAACCCGAACCTCCTTCGGATAGGGCTTTGCCTTCGGGGTATGTTCCTCCGTAGCGTTTGTCCCACCAAAACATCTCGTCAGGATCGCCTAACGCTTTGATAAGGAGATGCCCAAGACCAACAGTCAAAGCATCCGCCATGTGTCGGTTGAAGGCGTATTGGTTGAAAGCCTTTGTTGTCATTGTTGTCAATCATCACAGGGTTAATATGCTTGGTTTGTGTGGCGGTGAACATGATGCCCAACGGTCAAGCCCCCGTGTTCATATTGCGTGAAGGAACAGAAAGAAGTCATGGTCGTGTAGCCCAATCCAACAACATCGCCGCCGCACGAGCCGTTGCTGACGCTGTGCGTTCAACGCTTGGGCCGAAAGGCATGGACAAAATGCTCGTGGATGAAGGAGGGGATGTGATTATCACAAACGATGGGGCTACAATCCTTCGTGAAATGGACATTGAACACCCCGCCGCAAAAATGATTATTGAAGTGTCAAAGACTCAAGAACAAGAGTGCTATGACGGCACTACAACGGCTGTCATCCTTTCAGGCGAATTGTTGAAGAAGTCGGAGGAATTGATTTCACAAAACATCCACCCAACCACCATTTGCGACACATTCCGCAAAGTCGGGACGGAATTAAATGCGATGATTGACGATTTGGCGTTTGATGGTGACGCTGATGCTCTTTTGAGTGTGGCTCAAACCTCGCTCACGGGCAAATCCGCAGGTTCAATTAAGGAATTCTTGGGTCGCATTTGTGTTGATGCTGTTGCACGCCTCTCAGCGAGTGGTCGTGTGGACTTGAATGAAATCATGGTCGTCAAGGCTGTCGGTGGCGAGGCTATTGACAGTCGGTTGGTTTCGTCAGTCGTTCTTGACAAAGAACGCTGTCACCCCAATATGCCTCTTTCAATCACTTCTCCGAAGGTTTTGCTTTACAACAATTCCCTAATGGTGCAAACCACCGAAATGGATGCCAACATCCAAATCACCGATCCCAACCAAATTACAGCATTCCTTGAACAAGAAGAGGAATTCCTTCGCAACCTCGTTAGTGATATTGTGTCAAGCGGTGCAAAGGTGGTTGTTTGCCAAAAGGAAATTGATGATTTGGCAAAGCATTATCTCGCCAAAGCGGGTGTTCTCGCTGTTGAAAAAGTCCCCAAGTCCGATATTGAGGCTTTGTCACGAACCACAGGGGCTTCAATCCTGAATAACCTTGAGGATGTGCGAGCAGGAGAGGATGTTTTGGGCGAATGTGGCTTGGTTGAGGAAAAGAAAATCGGTGAATTGCCGATGGTTTTCTTTGAAGATCCTGCAAACGCTGTGCCTGTCACCCTCATCCTTCGTGGCGGGACTGTTCCTTTTGTTGAAGAAATTGAGCGTGCCTTTGACGATGCCGTTGGTGTTGTGTCCGTTGCTCACGAGGATGGCAAAGTGCTGACAGGCGGTGGTTCTGTTTTCGCCGCACTTTCGCACAAATTGCACGATTTGGCTCAAACCCAACATGGTCGTGAGCGTATGGCGACTGAGGCGTTTGCCGAAGCGTTGCTCGTTGTTCCTCGCACGCTCGTGGAGAACGCAGGACTTGACCCCGTTGATGAAATGATGACCCTCCGCACCCATCACGCATCAAACGACAACACCGCATACGGTGTGAATGTCTTTGAAGGTGGTTTAGCGGATATGGCTGAGGCAGGAGTCTTTGAGCCAAAGCGCGTGGTTGCTCAAGCAATCAAGTCAGCGGTTGAAACCGCCATTATGATTCTCCGCATTGACGATGTAATTTCATCAAAAAAGGCTTAGAACATCCTTTGGGTGCATTGGTTTAGGTTCAAAGTGCCGTTGCTCAAGCAATTGCGAAAGGTGTTCACGAGCCATAGGTTTGTCACTAAGCGTGTAAGTGTCAATTTTTCCTGTTCTGTATTTAGGGTCATAGCCTTGAGTCCATTCCATCAATCCCTCTTGTTCTTTAGGTGACACATCCAAACCCCATTTTTCATAAGCATCCAACAAACCCGGTGTATCAACGAATCGGTTTGTTTCTTGAAGAGTCATGCCTTGCGGTGTCACTTCACGATCAACAAACCCTCCAAGTTTTCTTCTCAACCTTTTATGTGCAAAATCGGCGGCAAGACTTCTTGCATCATACAATGACCCCAAAGTGCCATAATGCTCAATCAAAGCAGGGAGAACCCTTTCACTATACAACCCCTGCCCTTGATAGCCTTCATCTATGTTTGCATGAACAAGCGGAATGGGCTGATTGGTGTAAGGTTCGGTGAACAGTGAATAGGCGGTGTTATGAGGTTGATTTTTATGATGGGGTCTTAATGTGCCATCGGGTTGTAGTCTTGACGCTAAAAAAGCGTTGAATTGGGTTGGCAATTGTGGGCGTGGGAGGTCAATGGCAAAACGCCCCACTTCAAATGGCTCAGGGAGGCTTGTGTCAAACAACGCCCATTGGTCTTTATGTGGCGTTTTTGCACTTAAAGGACTCCCAACGAGTGAATAACTCAATTCGTCATATTTTTCAATGCCGTCATCCTCATCCTGTGAATTGATGTGTTCCATTTGCATTTGGCGAACCTTCTCCATCATCTCGGCATATCCTTCATCATACATTGGATTCGGATAGGTCAAAATGCCCGGACTACGCTCATTTTGCACAGCATCAGGCCAAATATCCTGTGGTGGGATTGGCTCACTTGATACAAACGAAGCCTGTCCACTCACTTCGTTAGGATCGTAGCCCAACAAAGCGAGCATCATGGGGCTGTGGTCTGCACCGGGTGTCATTCGTGGGTCGCCCTCATCACGCCAAAACGGAATGACGGACACTTCGGGACTTTGCCTTTGGGTGAATGAAATCCACCTGCGGGCGATTTCAGGGTCAAGCGAAGCATAAACCTCGCCAAAATTGCTACGAATGCCTTCACGGAGGATAGGGTCAAGGTTTTTTGTGGGTGTTGCGTGGTAATACATGGGCATTTTCACGATAGCCCAAGCGGTGTCAAAAGGACTATCACTCAGGTTCATCATCTTCACTCTCCATCCATCGTTTGTATTCGGCATCCATTAGTGCGTGAATCCGTTTCCTGTAAGCGGATGGGTTCTCCCCTTCCTCAGCAGGTGGTCCTTCCCACATGATTGAAAGCATTTCGGGTGGTATGTCCCTGTTATACACATTCACATCAAAGGCGGGGTTTTGGTCTGCCTCAACCTCTTGGGATATGTGAATGACAGCGGGCGGGTCATCAGTCCACATGGCTGATGCGGCATAATCCATAGCCGCTTCATAGTCAGGTGATGAGAATGATGACGGTGCGCCATACCAACGATCATAGGCATCGGTTTTGCGGGCTTTTAGCCCCTCTTCCATGATTTTCTTCGCCCTTGATAACGAAGTCCCATGAAAGGGCATTTTCACGATAGCCCATGCTGAATCAAACGGGGTCATTTTCCTTCACCTCGTCCGTAGCGTAAGACCCCAAATAATTGGCACGAAGCCAATTGTTCAATTCTTGGGGCGTGGTTCTCACCTGATTCATAGAATGTAAAATTTTATGCTGTCGCAACAATTCCCTTTGTTGCTCATCGGTCAAGGTTTTCAAATAGTCAAAATTCCACATCATCTGATCTATCAAATTATACCGTTGCATAGCCGCATCACGCCAATTTTTCAAACGAGTGGCTAAAACGCCCAATTCTTCTTCCCCTAACCTTCGCATTGTGTGCGGGGGGACATCTCCTTTAGTGCGCCATTGGATTGAGTGTTTGGGATAGGCATAGCGGGTCAATTCCCCTGTGTCGTATTCACTTCGTTGCCACTTGGGTTCTTTAATCCACTCAGGGGCATCGGGATGGTTTTCATCAATTTCAAAAATATCCGAACCATAGCCACTCGCTTGACTGAAAGCACCGAGCATTCCCGCAGGTGCTTGAAGTGTTTCTCTTTTGGTTGGCCCTGCCGCATATTTCCAAGTGTCACCCACCATCATCCGTTCCCAATCCTCTTCGCTGTGATCACGCAAAAATCGTTCTTTGATTTGCTCAATGGGCCAATCGTAGTCCTCGCCCCTGCGACTGTCATAGACATAATCTTGAAAATCCGCCGCTTCAGCACCTTCGGTCAAGCCCTCATGCTCAACCTCGTCACCCCAATAAGTGCCGTGATAAAGGGCTTTCACGATGCCCCAAGCGGAGTCAAAGGCGGTCATGCAATCACCCTCGCCCCAAGCCTATCAATCAATTCATCCGTCTCCATATCAGGGAATGCCGCCCCGTATGGTGTAATGACACTCAATTCACCGATCAATTCAGCGGTTTCAGGCACAACAGCACGAACCTTTGTTCTCGGATCTTCGTTTAGGCTATCCAATTGCGTGACGACAAAATTGCCCCCATAACGATTCGGTATTGTTTTATCCCTATCTTCAAACGGCCAATAAGACACCAAAGGCGCAAAGCCCCCTTCCCTATCCAACACAATCGGCATCCCTTCGCCATGTTTGTTGTATTCAACATCATAGTCAAGGAGATCTTGGGGGTTAGCACTGTCAAACAACATTTGGTCAAGGATGTCACGAGTCGTCTGCCCCTCAATTTTCGCATGAAGCGATCTTTTCCCCGTGTCCCATGTTTTGTTTTGCATACCACGACTAATCCAAAATTTGTTGTAGTCTGTGAGGGGGATAGTGGATGAGGTAGCGAGGGTAGTCCAACCGCTTTTTCTTCCTTCAGGAGTCAGCAATTTCGGCTGAATGCTCATCATAGGTCGGTTTTTCCATGCCCTCGTTAAATTGCGAAATGAACTAATGGGTTGAACACCATCCATCAAAGAGTGTCCCCTTTCTTCTAACCAAGGTAAGCCTTTATCCGTAAAGGTGGGGGCTTCGTAGCCTTTCATCACCAACCATGCGGTGTCAAACGGACTCATTTTTCTTTGCCCCCGTCACCATGCACTTCTTGGTATTAGCCTCACGCTCATCCAAACGCTTGCTGTGATAGTCAAACCACTCGTCAAGCAATTTACAGCGCGTTATAGCCTCACCACCGACCTGATACGCCCTGTGGCTTCTTGCATTTTACCTTTAATGACGGAGGTGAGAGTGGGATAGCGAATCTGTTTGGCGAATTCCGCCGCCTCTCGCACCGCCTTATCGTTCAACGGACAGCGAATACCCTTGTCCCTGCACCACTTGAGCAGATCTTCAGTCGCCAAATTCGCACCTGAGTCCTTGACAAAGGGGCAACCCCCCAAACCACCGATGCTCGTGTCAAATTCAAAGACACCGTTGAGGTATGCGGTTTCCACATTGGGCATGAGGTTTTTGCCGTGATGCAAATGCACAGCGAGGTTTTCTGTGTAATCGTTGGCTACATCAATACCCAAAGCGATGTCAAAGGGTTTTGCTGTCCCCGAAGTGTCGCATAACACGATTTTTTCACCATAGGTGAGTCCTTTTTGCACGACTTCGGCTAATTGCTCAACACACCCACCAAATGCCTTTGAAATATACACACGCACATTTTCACGAGGCACATCCGTCAGCATTTTGTCATAAATCGCTGTGATTGCCTCAAGGTCTTTACCGAAATTGCGCTTGTTAAAATCATCATCAGGGGACAGCACAATGTTGAATTTGGTTGCACCAACCGCCTTTGCACGCTCTAAACCCTTGTCATTCATCACCAATACCGAATACGAAACATCGTTTTTCCTGCGGAGAACCCCCTGCACCACTTCTTCACCGTCAGCCATGTTCGGAACAAGGCGAGGATTGACAAACGAAGCCACTTCAATGTGCTTTACATTGGTCTTTTCAATGAGGCTAATCAAGTGCAATTTGTCCTCCGTAGCCACGAAATGCGACAGGTTTTGAAGGCCGTCACGGGGTGCTACCTCAAAAATGGTAATACCCGCCATGTGCGGTGTGAGAGCGTGACGGGTGAAAAAGTTAGCGGGGGTCAAGTGAATTCCAATCACTTCCCCATATCGCTTTGCCATCGTGGGTGACTTCTTTTGTTGAATAACGAGAGTGCGGTTCAATCAATTCCAAAAATTCACGAATGCCTTCTTGATTCGCTCGCAATTCATCCATATCATTTTCCATCCAATAGCCATCATCTTCTAAGCCTCTAATATCGGTCATATCGGGCAAACGGTCTATCAAACGGCTAACGGGCAATTCAAGACCCATCGTGTGAGTCCTCCCCATCCAATCCTCCGCCCTCTCCTTTGGGGTCATCTCCTTGTAATTGTCAAAGCCGACAGACCACGGACCGCCCTGCAAATTGAAATCAAAAAATCTCGGCAATCCTTTGGGATCGATTCCAATGTTATCACCATGCTTGTCGGTGGCTATTCCATCCAAAACCCTTTGAGCAAGTGCGGTAAGCCCCGGCTGTTCATACGGTGGCTTTTCACCCACCTTCTCCCAATGTTCACCCGGTCCTGTTATCAAACGAGGTTGAATGTTGAAGAAACCATCACCTTCACGGTGCATCTCCGACACAACAGGATAACCCAATTCCTCCAAGGCAACATTGAACGGGTTTGCACGCATACGCATTATGTTCCTGTAAAGGGCTTCTTCATCAAAAAAATCACTTGAGCCGGGTCTTTTGGCAACAAATGAATCACTGTGTGGGTGAACAAACGGCACAATGTCCTTTGGTAGGTAATAATTGCTTTGCATTCGGGCGTTTTTCACAGCATCGCGATCCTCCCAATTGAAATTAAAATCAAAATCATTTGCTTCATCAATCAAGGGGAGAGCGTCAATTTTTTGCCTCCAATCAGGAGTCCACTCTTTCAAGAGCGACCAAGCGGTGTCAAATGCGGTCATACCCAATCATCCTCCGAATATCCCGCTTCTTCGGCGGCTTTTCGTTGCCAATCCTCTAAATCCTCCCATTCGCCAAGCATTTCAACCATGCTATCGTCATAGCCAAGTGCCTCTATGAAATCGTCATAGTCAGCCGTTCTAAACACATCTCCATCCATCTCATAACTTGGTGGGCGTGGGTTGAACCTCTCAAGTGATTCGTTGTTTCTATAAGCAATCAATCGGCTTAAAGCGTCTTTTGCGTGTTGCCCTCTTTGTTCAGGAGTGAACAATTCACCTGTTGTTCCTCCCATAACCCCCTCATATCGCCTTTCATCAATGTATTCTTGAAGCAATTCAATAACTCGGTCATGCGATAAGCGTTCACCCATATTCTCATCATCCATAACACCGACATCGGGGCTAAACGGATCTTCTTGCATTATGTGTGCGTATTCTTCAAAATCGCTTGGGTCAATGGTGCTAATGCTCGGTATTGTTCTTCGCATTGGTGGAGAGGATTTTCCTTCTGTATCTCTTTGCCCTCTAAAATCAGCGTAAGGAATGGCTGAACCATACAAAGCATAATGCAAAGCAAGATCAAGGTCATTTGAATAATAGCGTGGATCATCTCTAAAATCCCCGCCACTAAACAACATTTCATCATCGCCAATCTCTCTTACCCGCCCACGATCCGAATAAACATCAATGGGGGCTTTCAGCAAAGCCCAAGCGGATTCAAAGGCGGTCATAACCCTCTCCCCATCGTTTGTTGTAATTGTTTTTTCCATTCATTCATGGCTTTATACCACGCTTGCCCCTTTTCATTTCCTTCCCACCTATCACGGAACGGGGGTTTAGGAGGGCCATAGTGAACAGTCAATTGCTCAGGAGGAACGGTGCGAGTCGTATAGGCATAATTGGCGAATGATTCTTCTTGGATTGGATTTTCGTTATTCACTGCGCTATCAGGAAATTCAAGAACCACAGGGTCGCCCCGATCCCTGCTGTCCTCTTCGGCACGATACATGGCGAATGATGCCGCTTTTTTGGGTTTCGTGGCGTAATACAGGCGAGCCTCCCACGGTAAAAAGTCTCCCTGCTCATCACGATCTCTAAACGAACCTCTTGGCTGTAAGCCATCACGCATGATTTCCTCTAACCTGTCGGTTGTAGTGCCGTGATACGGCATTTTGAGCAAAGCCCATGCGGATTCAAAAGCGGTCATAGGTCATCCCTCAAATCAACATGACCTTCTTCGTGCCTTTGACTCCAAAATTTATGGGCGTTCTCATCAAGAATTTCATCCCGATTCACATACGGCTTGAAATTAGGGTATCGGGTCTGTATTTCTGCAATCATTTCCAATAATCGTTCTCTCCCCAAACCTTGTCCTTGTAATTGATGTGGGATAGCAAATGCGTGTATTAGTCCGTCTTTTAGTGCCATTCCTCTCGCATCATCCAATTCGGAAGCCCATGAAATGCTGTTTGTTGTATGTGGTCTTAAATTGTGCAAAAAACCATCCAAATCACCTTCTTTTGCCCTTGCCCGTTCATTCCATGTTTTCGGTGCTTTATCACCCATCTCATACAAAGGCATTTTCAATAACGACCAAGCGGTGTCAAAGGCGGTCATTGTGAATTATCCCTCCAATAATCATCTTCCCACCGACCATACCTTTCAAGGGCAACATCAATTTCATCTTGAGGCAAAATGCGAATATGTTTAGGTGGTATTGTTTGATTTGTCAATGACACTTCGGGAGGCAATTCATAATGCGGGGGCTTCAAGCCCCATCCCAAAGAAGGAAAATCATCAATTTCCAAAATTACAATTGGGTTATCAATCTCATCATAGTCAATGTCGCCCGATTCACCATATCCAAACGCTTCTAAAATCCCATATTCTTTACCTCCGATGTTGTCTTTTTTTCGTGGCATTTTATCGTTGTAGGCATAAGTGACCCCCATTTGCATATTTTCACGGTCTTTTTGACGAGCCTCTTCTAATTGTTCAATGGTGTATTCAATTGGTTGCCTTGAATAATAATTTTTATCCCTCATCGCTTCAAGACTATCTATGTGCGGTTCTCCCCATTGAAGAAGGCGTTCAAAATAATGTCGTAATGCGTTATCATAATTAAATGAAGAGGTAGGCTTCAATCCTTCTTGCATAATTTTCTCCGCATTTTTACGGTTAGTGGCGTGATACATCGGCATTTTCAGCAAAGCCCAAGCGGTATCAAAGGCGGTCATAGGTCGTCCCTCACAGGCCATGTTTTACGGTTTTTCCACATCCCCTTTGCCGCCGCCTTTTGTTCGTGCGAAGGATTCAAAGCATGACCCCCCTGCTTGTCCATCAAGTGAGCGATAACATCATACAAAGCGGAAGCATACCCCCTGTTTCTAAACCCCTCTCTTGTTTCACTCCAATGGGGAAACCTGCTTTCAGCACCTTGATTGAAATTAACGCCTGTTATTGCGCGTCTTAAATCGGGAATAACGGGGACTAAACGCCCTTCGGCATTGGCCGTTGTATCTCCTTCATCGTTATACCTCAATTTTCCTTCTTTGGAGTTAGGATCTGCGCCGATTGCACCTTTATACGATTCGTATTTTTTCCCTTCACGATTCAAAAAAGAACCGTAATCAACAAATAAAGGCAACAATTCTTGTGTTTCGGGGTCTTGAAATAAGGTTTTGAAACGCTTTGTATCTGTATAAAACGAACCCGCATTTGGGTTTTCGCCAAGGTATTCCAATTGATTCGGAACAACGGGCATCTTCACAATGCCCCAAGCGGTGTCAAATGCCGTCATTCAAGATTCCTCCTTTGACGATGGCTTAGGTTGATGTTTTGAGGGTCATGCAAAGCACTTTGGCATTGTTCGCATCGTTGTAAGTGCCTTTGCCCAAATGCTTCATTGATGAAAGAAGCGTTGGTTTTTATTCCCCCAAACAATTGACCCGTTGTTGCATAATCCCCGCATTGATAGCCGATGAAAAAACCATTTGGATCGGGTTCAATATGAACAATTGGATATTCAAGACCGATTTCATTAGCAAGGTGTTCTGTTGGATTGACGGGTGCTTTTTCGGGCGGTGGTGGTGCGAAGGGATCACCTTCGCTTTTCCAATCGTTAAATTTGAGCAAGTCCCAAGCGGATTCAAATGCGCCCATGCTTCACCACATCCCATGCAGAAGTGAATGCGTCAGCACTTGCGAATTTATCACCAAAGCCTTCGGGGAAGCCGAATTCCCTGTCGCTAAGGGGCGGTTTGACAAGCATTGGGTCTTCACCCATACCCCATCGTATATCGTTCAAACTGCCTTCCATTTGCGCCGTCATGTTAGCACGCTGATTGGGGTCGCCGTGTGCTGTTCGGCGGGCGGCTTCCTCAACCAATTCAGCCAAAAAGGGAATATCGGCTTTTGACTGCGTTAGTGCGCTGATGCGCTGAGCCAATTCCGCATCGGTCATGTTGGCGAATGGATTCTCAGGCACAGCGACTTCTTGATCGGGAGGCACAGGCATCTCTTCATCGTCCTGTCCGTGGTGTATTGGGTAGCCGTATTCATCCTCATCATCGGGGATAATGGGGTTGCCTTCGTCATCCAACGAGCCGTCAAGCAACATATCCGATACGCACTGCACACAATACGCACCACCATTGAATTCGGGGTGATTTTCAATTGGATGCCCGCTGTCAATTTCACCACGATAACCGGGATTGTTATACCCGCCTTCTTCTATCATGCACGATTCACACACATCTTGCCCGCACTGCTCACACCCGTATTGTTTGCCGTCAGGAATTGGGTCATGGCAATATGAACATTTGGGATCCTCGTCATATTTGAGGATTTTACCTATCACAGCACTATCCCAAGCGATGCGGAATGCCGTAGGCATGATGTGTGGGAGAACATTCTCCTAAAAAAAAATTTGGCGGAAATTTTGCGATGAACGACTGAGAAGTGTTAGGGTTGTGAGGACTGACAAAAAAAATCCTCAAATTTTTTCCGTGTAGCATATGCGGTTAGGGAGGCACGCCCAAAAAAAAAAAAAATATGCTCATCGGCAAGCCGATGGCATCATTTTTTTCTTTTTTTTGGCTCGCAGTGGCCCGCCCACCCGTCAGGGTGGGCGAGGCGGGGGTGGCTCGGCTCGGCTGAGTGGGTCGGGTGGCTCGCAGTGAGCCGATTGGGTGGGGGGCGGTGGGTGGTTGGTGGTGGCTCACCCACCCCCTCGCCCGCCCTAATCAACGCACTGCGGGGCTGTCGCCCGCCTATCACCGCACTAAATCGCCCGCCCACCCCCTTTGGTGCGTCATTTGGGGGCGAATCGGGGCGTTTGGGGGCGGTTTGTGAGCCGTTCTCGCCCCTCGCCCACCCATCACCGCACTAATCGCCCGCCTCGCCCATCCTGCCCCCTCTAAGACATCAAAATCGGTGGGTCTGTCA